GGATCAAAATTTGCTCTTACTGATCTTATATCTCCTGCGGGCATTTCTACTGGGGTGGAAAATGAATCAATGGTAGCTTTAAATTTGAATCTTTCAGGATCACCCCAGTATGAATCTGAGGAGTAGTTTATTGCTTCAATTATCCCATTTAATTGTTCTACATAATAAGTGTAGATTATACAACTATAAACTAAATCTACATAATCAGGAACTACAATTGCATAATTTTTAGTAGTAGGTTTTCTGTTATTTAAAACATCAAAATTACTATAAGAATTAGATTTATTATACCTTTTTTGGAAGTATTCTAAATTGTAAGGAGCATTAGCATCTAACTTATTAGTAACAGATCTATTTTTAGTAATAGTGTTTCTTCTAAACATAATAAGTGGTGACATAATTTTACCACTTTTATCTCTAATAAATCCATCTGCTTGCACCCCTTTCCATCTTTCAGGATTACCGTACATAACGGGTACTTCAATCCTTTGCCCATTTTGCATTACAAAAGGTTTAATAACATTTTTAAAGTAATACATTATAGACTCATCTATATCTTTAATACCAATAGAAAAGGGCTTTACATTGTCTCCTTTCATAGAGGTTTTTTTACCTCTATTTAGGTCAGGAGACACATTAGGATTACCTCTTCCTAATGGTTCATAAGGATTGGGTAAGCTATTAGCTATTTCTTTTTGTTTTTTAGGGATGGGTGTTCTTCCTTGTGTAGCCATTATAATCTTTCTCTAGTAATACCAGGTAAATCCGCAGGTACGTGTATGGTGTTAACGATAATTGACCAGTTAGCACCAAACTGTTCTAACCTAGGATTAAGAGGGTTGGTTTCATTTGGGTAGTCTGGGTTTTTACCTAAGATGTATTGGTTAGAATTTGTTGTGGTTATCTCATAATAACCATCTTGGTACATTATGTAGTCTCCTACTTCGGGTACTACATTAGCGTCTACTAAATCTTCTCTTAAAAATCTAAATTCAATCCCCCAACTAAAATTTACACCTAAATCACTTTCACCGTATTCTTGGTCTTGTCTATTTACTAAGCAATTAAATAATACAGGGCCCATATAGTACTTATCTTCGTTGGCTTCACCATAAATGTTAAATACAGTTTCGTCTAACTTAAATTTATAAAAAGAACATTGTTGAGTAATAACATCTCCCATTAACTCACGGTTAACAGAAGTAAATAGGTTCATATCACGTTGACGTCCAAATAAAGCCATTAGCCAATATAAATTACATAAGGTACACTAGATAATTCCTTTTGTAAAAACTCAGCTTCATTAGCTTTTTTTTCTAATAACTTAACTCTAGAGGTTTCATCTAAGTAACCTCTTAATCTTTCTATAAGTGTTGTTTTTTCAGCAGTAGCGGCTGATAGTAGATCACTTTGGTTTAATGTAACCTCAGCGTTAGGTATAGGTACTGTAGAGTATTTACCTCTAATATATCCTAGCATTTCTTTACATAATGCTAAAGTGTATTCAAATACCCATTGTCTACCAATAGAATTTATGTAAGCATAAGTAGGATTAGTATAGGGCACAGTGCCTACATCTGTGATTACCCCTATTCCGGCACTACCCGATACAATAGGGTTGTTTCTATCGGATTTTTTAAGGTATTTAAAAAATAAAGTTTCTCCATTTCTATTAGGAATAGGAAATATTCTTAATTGGTTATTAATTAATTCAAAGCTATAATTAGATTTTCTAATAGTATCATTAAAATTAATAGCTTGAATTTTTTGCAAATCATAATTAATAGGCATTAATAAAAAATTAATACCTGGGGTGTAGTTGCCAAATCCAAACGCATCCAATAGTCCTTGCACATCAGTGCCGGTGCCCGCATAAGGGTCAAAATAACGCACAATAGCAGGCTCGGCTTCATAATATATTTTTCGTATCTCAATGTCGGAAGCACTAATATTATTTTCAACGGCCCATGCCTCTAAGTCATAAGTTTGTACTGAAGAAGTGAGTGCTATACTTCCTTGGTACCAGGTAACATCACCACCCACTCCTGCTTCAGAACCATATTGTTCTGCTATACGAACTATTTGTCCTAAATTTGGTTTTTGTAGTTGGTAATTTAAGTTAGAACCCGTAGTAGCACCTTCTAAAGCTAAGTAATTTTGTGATACTTGGTAGGCATATACTTCATTACCATACGTAGTTATGGCTTCTTCAAAAGCAGTATAAAAATTTACATCTTGTAATTCAATATCCGTTAAAGGATATCCTAAACGGCGGGCACAAAATGTTGCTACTCTATCAGCGTCTTGCTGAAATTCAATATCATTGTCATAGAAACCAAATGGGGTTTCTCCAGGGAAAAATGAGGATGATCCGGGCCAGATTGCTGCGTTGGGCATGTTGTTTATTTATAAATATTAAATCTTTTTAACAAGTGCTTTAAAGGTATAACCTGATCCATTTGTAACACTTACATCTACATTACCACCATTAAAAGAGGCACTAATTGAAGGTACCGTTGAATCTCCACCAATAGCTTTAGTTGAAGTATCTGTAAAATCCATACTATTATTGTCTTGGGTAACAAAAAATTGTCCAGTACGACATCCTACACCTGCGTCTAATAAAACATAATCATATATAGCTCCATTAAAAGAACCGGTTGCAAAACTATTCACAACTCTAGCGGCATCATTATCTACTAATGATGTAACATATTCTATACTAGCGCTAGCATTTGCTATAATTGAATCTACTTCAAAATTAGTGCCTGAAAAATTACCAAAAAGTACATTTTCACTCGTAAGAATAGATCCAGATGCTGCAAATCCTCCTAATATTATACTACCGTTTGCCATTGTTAAGTTCTTGGGTGTTTAAATCCTTTAGCTTCATATATAAAACTCATATCTCCTCCATTAAGATTTCCATTTCGACCAAAAATTTCTATTTCAGTTCCAGTAGAGTTGAGTGAAGCACTTAATTCTAAAGGGGGTATTGCTATACTTTTAGCTATTAATTCATTAATAATTCTATTATCATTGATTCTAGTAGCAGTTGATGATGGGGGAGCTGTTACTATATAATAGTCACCTATTTCAGAATAAAAAGCATTACCGGGGATGGTACAACTATATTTTATAGCAATATTTGTATAATAAGCATCACAGTCAAATTTACATATAGCTTGATATAAAGAAGGGTTACTAAGTGCAGTATCTGTAAGCGTAGTATAACCTACTCCTTCTATTATTGCTACTGTATCTGCTCCCCCTATGCTACCACTATCTTTAAATGTAGTAAAAGTATTAGTGTAGTTAGTGGGGGTAACTCCATTATTTTCATTGTTAAATACAACATTAGGTCTATTAGGGGTTTCTATAGACCCTCCATACCCATTTACTGTAAGAGAAGTAGCTGCTGTGTTTTGGTTAATTAAAGCTGATCCTGTTATTTTAAGAGTAGTGCCATCAAAAGTTAGATCTTCTTCTGCATTTAAAGTACTATTTCCAACAGCCGTAGTAATTCTATTATTAGCATCATTTGCTATTGAATCAGTACCTGATGATCCACTAGTACCTGAGGAACCAGATGTACCACTAGACCCAGATGAACCTGAAGTGTCAGACGATCCTGAAGAACCTGATGTTCCTGATGAGCCACTAGATCCTGAAGTGCCGGAACTACCTGAAGAACCTGATGTTCCTGATGAACCTGAAGTACCTGATGAAAAGAAAGGAAGAGAAGTACCTGATGAACCTGAGGTGCCTGAAGAGCCTGATGAACCTGAGGTGCCTGAAGAGCCTGATGAACCTGAAGTACCTGATGAGCCCGATGAACCCGAAGTACCTGATGAACCTGAAGTACCTGAGGAGCCCGATGAACCCGAAGTACCTGATGAGCCCGATGAACCCGAAGTACCTGATGAACCTGAGGTGCCTGAAGAGCCTGATGAACCTGAGGTGCCTGAAGAGCCTGATGAACCCGAAGTACCTGATGAACCTGAAGTACCTGATGAACCTGAAGTACCTGAACCAGGATCCCCTCCTCCACTAAACGTAATGCCTACAGTATTATCATTTACTTGAGTAAATCCTGATACACCTGAACCTGAGATTTCTAATATTGATCCCGATAGAGTTTCACTGCCAGATTTGAATGTGGAGGGGAAGAGTGCAAATGAAGAGGTTTCTAACCCATAAATTTCAGAGCCAGGACTACCAAGTTCTACTTCTTCTACTCTATAAAATAAATTAGATTCACTTACTATAACTATAGAAGATAAACCTGGGGAAAATCCCCCTCCAGTATTTAAAAATCGTGTTTCTATAGAAGCAGTAGCTGAGAAATCTGCAAAAGTATTAAATATTTTAAATCCCCCTATTAATTCATGAGCTATAGCAATTCCCTGAGTATTGTCTGCAATACTAGGGTTAATTCTTATACCAAATCCTATACTATTTAATCCCATTTTTAACTAGGTTCTATTTTTGCAACAAATATTTTAACATTATCTAATGTAAATCCTCCATTAGTTATTAAATGCACATAACTCCAAGTAGTATAGGTATCTGCTATAGTTCCATAATAGGTAGTATAAGATCCACTAATGGGTAAGTTTTGAGGAGAAGAATTTCTTACACCTGCTATAAAGTTAGGAGCAAAACTAGCTTCAGTATCAAAAACAGAAGCTACAAAATCTGTACCGTTATAAGCTCCAGCATAACTAGTAGGTATTGCATTTACTACCCCTGATGAGGCTGAAGGGTAAAGAATTAAAATAGTATAATTTTCTCCTAAATCTGTGGCTATGTCAGGGGCATTATCTTGAATTCCAGTTAGAGATTCACTAAACGAACTACTAAGTAACATAGATCCTGAATGGAGAAGGCTTGCGGATACTAATCCACTACTGTTTAAGAATAAAGCATTTGTAAGTCCCGATCCTGAAAAGGATTGTGATCCTATAGAGCCACTAGCTAACTTACCTAGAATAGTATTTTCAAATCCAGATGCTCCAGGATCAAGAGAATTAGACATATAATCATTATAAGTAAAATTTGTAGTAGGATTAAATCTACTGGTTTGGGTTCCAGCCTTATCTAGGGCATACACAAACATTGAAAAATCAGCAGCTACATCAAAGCTATGTGATTCAGTTACAGCTAAGTTATTAGTACCCCCTCCTACAGGACCTGTTTCAAACCCTACATAATTAGTACTTGCTGTAAAGTTAATGTTTCCTGCCAATGTTTCAGATGCTGTTATAAAGTATACTCTTTCTCCTACAGATCCAGCACTTGCTGAAATTCTTAGTTTTGCTTCGTCTCCTCCGGGTATAAATACTAGATCTCCAAATGATAAACCAGGATT